ATCCATTCCGTGCCATTTTCCATGGCTTCATAAAGAAAGTCATTGTATGCACGTGTTTCATAATATCTACTCCTCATAGGAGACGGACAGTCTATTATAAGATTGTCCAAGGGTAGCAAAAGGTCTCTACATGAATAGGTCTGATAACCAGTTGTCTGCCAGTCGGGGGTGCTGAATGTTTTAGAGAGATCTTGTGGCACGGGTCTCCTTACTTTGACTCCCAGGCCTTTTAATGTGTCTGCCAATGTGTCAAGATCCTCGTTTGACTCGTCTATAATCCTTTGATCAATGGGACCTGCAAGATCCTTAATGTCATCATATTTTTCTGTGGTGAAAGTAAAAGAATGTGTACAACGGTCTATAGGAGGGAACCTGGCGTTTGTTGCTATTCCAACGAAACACTCTTCCAGCGGATCCCAATCATTGTGTGATGAAACTGTCATGCAATTATTTAATTGGGGATATAATATTGGAAATATTTTTTAATTTTTTCTACATCTTTGATTGTTTTCATTACAAGAAATTCGTTTGCGAAAATCATCACAACATCTTTATCAAGGGCCTTATTGATCAGTTTGTTTCTTCTTTCAACAGAATCAGGAAGACTGTAAATGCTATTCATTATTATACCAGAGGGTTGTTGATCTATGTAGTGTTCCAGTATTGGCATCCAGTGTAAATGTTCATTCTCAAATTGATATCCTGCATGATCTATATTATTGTTTTCACAAAATTTATCAATTATACTTCTTTGATAATTTATAGGAATTTTTTTATCAAACTTTGTATTATTTCCAACGTAAGAAATATATCTACCCTCTGGTAACTTTTCTGTTTCGTTGTAATCTCCCGGTAGTTTGAAAAAACCGCCCGGTAGTCTCCTTCCATGCGGCAACCCTTTGGGTAAAAGATGCCAATCGATTGCAAGTCTTGTTTGGCCTGTCGTGTTGTTTACGTTACCATGTAGATGTTCTTGATGAAAAAGATGTGCCTGTCCCGGTTCAAGTTCTACAGGCCTTGCCTCCTCCATACACAGTTCTTCAAACTGTTCTTGTGTAAGGCAATTTTCTATTGTTTCTTTGCATATATGTTTACTTTCATCATGGTCGACCACATACATAGAATTAGTGTCATATGCCGGTGTGAGAGGCATCCATATTGTCCTCATTCCCGTTCCGTTGTTATACCACACACCTTGGTGGAATGGTAGTCTACGATGTTTCTTTGCTTGATCTGGCATCACTAGGTTTAAAGTGGGTTGTCTTTTTATAAGGTATTGATCGGTACCGATCAAAGTCTCTCCATATTCTTTGGCAAATTCTTCAAACTTTTTTTGATAGTGCAAATCTAGAAAGGATCTTTGTACATGATCACAGACTTTTGTGGCCTGCTCAGGGGAGATTAATTCGTGCATTTTTGAAAGATCGTCAACTGCTGGGTGTAGTTCTCTAATTGTATCTCTGATCCACGAATGCCAAGGATATTTGACTAGGTCATAATCTAGTGTGTTATTTTGCCAATTATCAAGCATCCATTCTTCCGTCCCACACTCGGCTGAAACACAATCTTGCTGTGTCGTCTAGTCTTTTGTACTCGGGGTATTTGTTTTTTTCATCGAGGCCAAATATCACACACTGAGAAGGTGTAAGGTCCATATCATTACAGAACTGTTTTTGTTTTGCAAGATACTTTTTATAGATGTAATCTGCCGGAAATTCATCCATGAGTTGTTTTGCCACATAGCAATTCTGTAGATTGATGTAGTTGTAACCATCTTCGTTGATCACATATAATTGATCCTCAAATTTTTTCTTTTGTAACCTTATTCCAACACGATTGAGCTCTAGGGGAAAGGTCTTGGACAGACTACTGGTCACATACTCTATGCAAGGATGGTCGAGATTTATTTCTAACCCAGTCGCAATGTTCAAATATGCCATGTCTATCAACACAGGCACTGATTTTTCATCGCAATTGATCAATACACTCTCTAGGTTGTCAGGCACATTTCCAGTTTGGGCAAAAGGAACACTGATTATCAATACGTCACCTTCTCTGATCTCGTCGTCGTCTAACCAGGCGAAGTTGTTACCGTACCATAATTTCTGCATCATTGAATGGTAGAAGTAATCACCTTTCTTTATCCTTAGTCTTTTGGCATTCCTGTACCTTATGTAGAACTGTGAGAATGACTCCGTTGTTCCGTGGGTATAACAGATTTGATCATATTGCTCATGACCATTTACATTATGGGTGGAAAACATCCATTCCTTGAACTTGTTGAAATAATCTTTCTTGACCTGATCGGGCTCTAAAGACCTTTCATCACTGATGAATTTTTTAATGGCGTCATTTTTCGCTGTCACAGTCTGTTCGTCATGTATGCTGTATGCTCCTCCAAAAGGTTTCTTTTTAAGATTTTTAATGCCGGTGTGGACCATGAAAATATTTATTGAGCACTGATCACCTATAAATATTTTGATGAAAATATTCCTTACCGGATCTTCGGGGTTCCTTGGTCAACATATAACAAAAGATTTAGAAAACTCTTACGAGATATATCACATGACTAGTGATCTAAAAGATCACAAAGCAGTCAACGAAGAACTTGTACAGGCCAATCCTGATTACATAATGCATTTGGGTGCTAGAACAGAAGTTGGTAAAAGTTTTGCAGAACAAGTAGAGTTCAGTCATATCAACTACACAGGATCTGTGAACCTTATTGAAAATGCAACAGGATTAAAAAACTTAAAAAACTTTATATTTGCAAGTACAATGGAAGTGTATGGATGGCAACCGATATCGGACGAAATTGAAAAAAATGATAAACCTTCAATAAATGTAGTGTTTGACGAACACACACCACCCAATCCTAATGCACCGTATGCCGTTGCAAAGTATGGAGTGGAAAAATATCTCCAATATGCTAACAGATCACTTGGACTACCTTTCACAGCACTGAGGCAAACCAATGCCTATGGAAGAACTGACAATGATTATTTCGTTACAGAACAAATTGTCACACAGATGTTGAAAAAACAAGATGTGATCAAACTGGGTTACGCCAAACCGTATAGGAATTTCATATATGTGACTGATGTGATAGATGCATGGAGAGAAGTTTTAGTCAATAGTGATAAGTGTAATAATGGAAAAATATTCACTATCGGTCCTAATAACCCAATTCAAATAAAAGAATATGTTAAATTTATCGCAGACAAAATAGGTTGGGATGGAGAGGTACTGTGGGATACCAAAGAACACAGGCCAGGAGAGATTTATTGGCTGAATTCCGACAGCGAACTAATAGAAAAAACTATTGGTTGGAAACCAAAAATATCTTTGTCTGAAGGTATAGACAAAACAATAGATATCTGGACCAAGGAATATGCTAGATAGACTTCAGCAACATTGGGATAACAACACTCTAAATTATGATTTAAAAAAATATAATTTCAGGGAATGGGCAATCAACGTCATACAAGAAAAATTTCCCAAAGTTATTGAACTAGAACAAATACACAACACCCTTGCACCAAACGAAATAGTAAAACTACAGATGCATGTACAGAATGCATGTTCTCGCAAAGATTTCATGCAGTTATTTGATGCATTTGTGGAAGAATATATTCCGCCAAAGATTGAAAATAAAAAATATATGATCCAGAGACAAGGAACCTTACGGGTAGTGATTCCACAACAGGCAAAAGCAGGAAGAAGGCTTCAGTTTCATCAGGGTGTATTTGTTGGAAATGGGCGAGGGTGCAGGACAATATGGACTCCGTTGACCAAAGCAGAAAAAACAAACACCATGTGGATAATAAATTTAGAAAAAAGTCGTGAAATCACTAAACAGTTTCTTGAGGAAAAATGGTCTCTGGATAAATTTGAAGATATCTGTCTAAAAAATGCATGGCCTGTGGAGTTGCACCCTGGCCAAAGTCATTTGTTTTTCCAAGAACACTTGCATGGTAATGTCAACAACGAAGAAGACTATACAAGGGTCAGCATGGATATGCGTATAATGATAGAAGGTGAAGAATTTGGCAGGAGGCTTCCTGGAGGGTTCGTTAGGATGCCTGGGGATCATAAAGCAGATGAGAGTTTTGATTATGCAGACAAGCATTTCATAACCTATGCTGGATGGTCTAGTAATTTCAGTAGACACATACCCTTGCCAATGCAAAGGGCTACTATTGAAAAATACTGTGAGCGATTTAATATTAAATATTCCAGTTATGAATTTGAAAATGAACATTGTGATTGGCAACCAGCATTAGAACATTACATAAAGCAGAAACCAAACGGTATAGTGCTTTGTAGTATGTACAGTATTACAGATGATGCAAACAGACGTAACGAGTTATTCGAGTTGGCATTAGAGAACAATGTAGAATTACATTTTGCCAATGAACTTTGTTTCTTGAAAACCAGACAAGACCTGGACCAAATAAATGCTTACATGAACTTTGCAGTTGAGAAAAAAGGTAAACACTCGTGGGAAAAATATTAAGACAAATAGATCTAGAGTTCGATTACTCCATGTTCCTACAAGAGAGGCATGACGAGGAATGGTCAGTGTTACCTTACTACAAACGGATAGAATCAGAACCACTTCCTGAGACATTTACAGAAAATAACACACTAATAAACCAGATATTCTGGAACAAAGATAAAGTTGACTTTAATAAAATAGGACATGCGTTAGGAATGGAAGTATTCACGGTTGCCACAATAAAGCAGATGCCGGGAAATATATTGCCATGGCACAGTGACAATTTTTACAAGATCAATCAAGCACATCCTAACGTAGACAAAGAAAAAATTGTTCGAGCCAATGTGTTCATAGAAGATTGGAAAATAGGACACATTTTACAGATCGAACAAAATGTCATCTCAAACTGGAAAAGCGGAACAGGATACTTGTGGTCGTCTGGAGTGTATCATCTAAGCGGCAACCTAGGCCTAGAGAACAAATATACTTTACAGGTTAGTGGATTATTACTGGATTAGTCCAGGTTTATAGACAGTTTTGCCGTTTTCTTTCATTGCAGTCAAGATGCTCTTACGATTTCCCTCTGACTTGTATGAAACGTGTACCCAACCCGAGTCAGGTATACCTGGTGTGTAGAATTCTAATATCAATTGGTCGAAGTCACAGTTTTCAGATATCCATTTGGCCACGTCATAGTTACCTGTGCCCGGACATTCAATGTCAACTGCTTCTCCTTTGCAGTGTTGTGATTTAGAACTGCCTCCAACTGCTTCATTCAATGCTGGTCCTCTGTATCCTGAATTAATAACAGTCACGCCAAAGTTTTCTCTGACTTTTTGCACCACGTTGGCAAACAATTCTTTTGCGTTTGCTAGGTGTTCTTCGCCTGGAGTGTTATCAAGACCTTTTCTTGTCGCTGTTTGGCTTTTTGTGAATTCTGCTAGTGTGAAGTTTGTGCTTAATCTCATACACTTATTTATCAATAAGTGCGTGTATTATATTACCAGCCGCTTTTGCTTAACAGAGCTGAATCGCCATCCTTGCTGAATATGAATCTGTCTTCTGTAGTTTTTGTAATTTGGAATGGGCCAAAATACTTGGTCATGAACATGCATTCACTCATTGCATTCTCGTCTAGTCTAAATGCTTTTACTTCGTTCATGATCATATTAGTTGTACCAAATGCGTGTAGTTCAAATTTCAGTGCTTCTGCGTTCTGTTTCTTGCAAGTGATAATATTGTTGTCTAGTTTGAATTCCATCATCTGGAATTTGTCAAAGAAATTCTTGATTTCTCCCAGTCTCATCTGTTGTGTTTTCTGTGTGTATGCCTCTGCTGTCCTTGGCAGGATTCCTGCTAGATTTTTAGCGGATGCCTCGAATGGCATTGGGTCTTTGTGGTATGTGAATTCAAATGTTTCTATGTTTGTGAGATTCTTGAGATCGTCTAGGAACTTTCTCACGTGTTGATCCACTTGTTCCACCCTAGCGAACTCAACGAACACTCTGTGCTTTCCATCTTCTAGTGTGCCTGGTGTAGCGTCAGCGTCTAAAACTTCCTTGTATCCTGTTTCTGCAAAACGTTCTAGGTCTTTGGCAGGAGCCATGCCGTCCACAGTGAATGCCAGGACCATGATATTCCTGTCTTCACCCATCTTGCTTTTGAATCGATCAACAGAGAATCGTTTTGATACGACTCCGTCTAGGTCTCCGGCTTTTAATCCTTCATTAACTAATGTCATCTAAACTACTTAAATCTCCAGACGCTTGATCGGTTGCATCTTGGCCTTCTATCTCGTCCTTGCCGTGTTTGAAATTACCAATTAAATCTTTTGGCATCTTTATCTCTACAATCCATATGTCATGTGCGTCTATCTTGCCTTTGGTTGTGCCTGGCCTGTAATCTGCTGGAGTTTTGATCTTCCTTGGTTTCATCAACTCGTCTCGTTTGTAAGTGACCTTGCAACCTTTGTCAAGCAGTCTCTTACCACCTGCTGGATCTGGCATCTTGTCCGCAGGCCACATGAATGAACAGGTAACGAAATGTCTTGAATCTTCAGGTCCTGAAAGCAGTTCGCCGTCCTCCCAGTTCTGGAACACATACACGTCCAACTCGTCTACCACCCTCTCGAAGTCCTTGAGTATGCCCAAAGTAGGGCCTACTGAGTATAACGATTGTACGTTTTTGATTATGTCTAAGACGTCATGCATAGTTCTTATTTATCCTAAATATCTGTGTTGTAAAATATGCATACTTAATCTGGAAATTTGATAGTAAGTATTTGTACATGAGTCGACAAAGACACATCAAATCAAAATCAACCACAACCTATGAGGAACCTTATGTTATCATCAAACGGCCTACAAATGCGACCTTTATTCCAACGCAAACTATGGAAACTAATGAGGAAGAAACGAGTGTACGACAAACGTGTGAACTTGTACATGCAGAATCAGAATTGGCTGAAAATAAGGAAACAGAAGGACAGACGCAGACGTAGGATATTGATGAAAATATGGCGAGCCAGCCGATTGGCCATGCTCAAGCGGATGTACAGTCAGGCCGCCTGACGATTAAAAATAATTTTTACTTATTTTTTGTTCATTTATATTGTGTGTGGAAAATTTTTCGGGACACAATGTACATTGCTCGATTGAATTATACACAAATTTATTGAACTCGTTGACAGGAGTGTTTTGAATGTCCTCACATTTGATAAATGGGAAACTGTCGATTAACACCTTTTGTGTCTCTGTGTAATCGATGTCGTTTCTCTGCCTTAATGCAACAGGCATACAATGACTTACTGGACATTTAAAAAATTTTCCCTCGGCAATAGTTGGACATTTTGAATAGCAGGCCTGCCAGGCTTTTTCACGATAACTGTTATAAGGTGCTAGTTTTCCTTGTGGATCACTTAGGGCATTCTGAGTGAACTTTTCTGAAAGAGTGAAATCATGTTTGACACCCTCATGCTCGAACCATGCTCGATATCCATATCGATCACGCATCCAATTGAGTTTTACCTTGCCACCTATCAGTTTCACAAGGTTATTGTAAACTGGTAGGCGCCATCCATTGTTGTGTATGTTTATGTCAAGTTTGATATTGTTTTCACATACAGTTTGCCAAAACCCCTTGACCTTGTGTATCAACAATCCATTGGTTACTACTTTTATCATCCTTGTAGGGAAGAACTTCCGTAGGTCACGTAGTATGTTGTTGATCATAGGATGCATGAGTGGTTCGCCACCCAAGACACTGATAGACTCGCATCTTACATGCTTCAAGAAATTTTCATAAGAACTCCTGTGAGCATTCCAGTCTTCGTGTCCGGTAAGATTAAGATTGTTGAACCTGTTGCATCCGTCACAGGAAAGATTGCAGACATTGGTTATGTAAAATTCAACGAATTCTGTTTGAAGCATTATGTATTTAAGTGGAAAAAATATTCGACTATTTTATAAACTGATCAATCGCTTCAGCGTACCACTGTCGGTAGTGTTGTTCTATACGTTCGAACGGAATCTGGTCTCTCTGTGCTATAGGTATACCAGGTAGGTCGTTCTTCAACACTTCCTTGTTGATGAGATCAAGCACAACTGTGTACTCTCGCATCTTGCCTGGACCTATCTTCTTCTTGGAAAGTTCTACGAACTCGTCGAACTTCTTGTCTGGTTTGATTATGTACTTGACGCAGAAGAATCTTTTCTTGTTGTGTTTACTACCCATTTTGTAACCTCGCTAGTTTGATCATTACACTTGCTAAATTTATTTCTGGATCAGCGACAAATGAATGATCAACCAATCCTTGCTTAATGATCAACACCGCCTTGTCTTGTGCGTCCTCATCTTTGGATATTATTTCTAAGTTGTCATACAGCCATCTGTATATCTCTTCACACTCTTCTGGTCTCGCTTGGGCACATACAAGTTTCCTTGCCTCCTGTATTTTGCCCTGTTTGAAAAGATCCACCATCTGCAGTCTGTAGTCCTGTTGTCCCGAATCTCCACTTGCTGGTGGCATCAGTTTGCCATCCCTCACGTTCTGTTGTAGCATGTTGATGCACTTCCTTAGATCAGGATAACTCGCCTTCACGTAAGTGTCAAGCACCTCTATGTCTGGTGTCACGCCTTCCTGTATCAATATCTCACATGCCCTCGCTGTGAATTCTGTCTTGTCTATTGTTTCCATGTGGAAACCCTGACATCTAGAATGCAGTGCCGGAATGACTCTGTTGGGATAGTTACAAGTCAATATGAATCTTGCCGATGTGTGATACATCTCCATTACACCACGCAACGCCGCCTGTCCATTTGGACTCATGTAGTCTGCCTCGTCCAGCAACACATATTT